GGGCTTCCTAACAAAACTCTTAATATTTGTCTTGCTGGAACTGGTGTCGGTAAGTCTCTTTTTATGTGCCATCAAGCTGCTAATATCTTAATGCAGGGTCACAATGTTTTGTATGTTACTTTGGAGATGGCTGAGGAAAGGATTGCAGAACGTATAGATTCAAATCTCATGGACTTGACTATGGATGAGTTACATGAGTTACCGAAACAGACATTTGAGAGTTCGGTTGATAAAATTAGAAACAAGACCAAGGGAACTTTGGTTGTGAAGGAGTATCCTACTGCATCGGCTCATGTGGGTCATATCAGAGGATTACTGAAGGAACTTGCTCTCAAGAGACAGTTTGTTCCTAAGATAATTTTTATTGATTATCTAAATATTTGTGCATCATCAAGATTCAAGGCAAATGCAAATGTCGGATCATACTTCTATATTAAGTCGATTGCGGAAGAGTTACGAGGACTTGCTGTGGAATGTGACTTACCAATCGTATCGGCTACACAAACGACTCGCTCGGGATTTCAAAATACTGATATCGGATTGGAGGATACCAGTGAGAGCTTTGGTCTTCCTGCTACAGCGGACTTCATGTTTGCTCTTATCCAAACTGAAGAATTGGAAGAACTTAATCAAATTTTGGTTAAACAACTCAAAAACCGCTATAATGACCCTACCAAAAACAAAAAGTTCATCATCGGAATCAATCGTGCGAAAATGAAATTGTACGATGTTGAAGATAGTGAACAAGATGATTTAGTAGATTCAGGTCAAGATAAGCCCCCCATAGATACTACCGATTGGAAGTTCAATTAATATAAATACTTTACAGTATATTATATTCACATGGGAACTTGATACAACTTGCCTTTTTGTCTCTGGTTCCCCCTTTACCCAAAATTTAAATGAAGACTTTTAAAAGTTACATACAAGAAAGTATGCCTGTATTCACCCCTAAAGGTGAAGCTACTTACGTTGAGGATGTAATTATTCATTGTATCAATACCTACAACAAGGCAAAAACAGAAAAACAATTTGTAGAAATTTCAAAGAAAGATCCAGAACTGGTTAAGTTTGTTAAGAAACACTCTAAAAAAATAAAAATATCTAATGAAGTAGAACAAGGAATGAAGGATCTATATGTCTTTGGTAAAACTCTACATAGTAAAATAGGAACACCAGCAAGAGGTGGTGCTGAGTCCGCAGGAAAAGATTTTCCAAAAATTTCCAGTTGGTGGTCAGGTAAAACAGGAAAGAATATTGACACATCTAAAGCTGACATTCTGATAGGTGGAAAACAAGTATCAGTTAAGAAAGCTAAAGCACAATTAATGTCAGGTGAAAGAAAAGAGTCCTTAGCAACTCTCGAAGCTGCATTTGCAGAATCAAATCTAGAAAAGAATCTACAAGAAGGAATAATAGGAGTTGTTGATAAATTTGCAACCAGAACAAAAACTGAGGGAGTAAATACAACTGAATTGTCTAAGATGGAGCCTAGTGAAATCAAGTCAGAGATGAATCAAAAGGCAAGACAGGTTTATGCTGATGCTCAAGTTGCAGCAGGGGAGATCAAAACTATCATGGTTGATGCCATGAAAAACTCAAGTTTTCAAAGTGCATTTGCATACGAGGCAATGACAGGATGGGAAAAATTTGCAGGAAAAACATTCAATGACCCAGGCGACTCTGTAGGATATGCTGATAGTATGTTAATGGTTGATGATAGTCTTTCAAAAGTTAAGTTTGAAGATGTTAAGAGTCCATCATCACCTTTGGTCGGCAAGGTAGCAAGGAAAATGAAATTTGAAGTATCGATGAAGAGTAATTCGTATGCAGTTGCTGGAAAGAAAGCAGGATATGGATTTTACCAGACTGTAAGACTAGGAGTTGATACTGCATTTGAAGAATCTGATGCTCTGCAAGAATCCTATGAGAAAGAAGTCAACAACATAAAAACAATGTTATCCGAAGGGTGGATACGAGAAAATAAATTCACAGACATGATGAAGTCTGCGTTTCAAAAGTTAAAAGCTGGACTTTCCGCAGTGTTTAACAAGTTGAAAGAATTTTTGGGAAAGATTGTTGAGAAAGTAAAAGAAACAATAAAAGGTGGTTTTGATTCTATTATGGAATTTTTTCATATAGATTACGATATTAAAGCAGATGTTAAACTTTAGAGAATATCTTGTAGAAGCTCCAGGCAAAAACCTACATCTGGAACATATTGAAGATGAGATCCTAAATAATGGTGTAGAGGGTGGAAGAGCAGCTATAAACTTTATTCAGTCTCTACGAGATATGCTTGCTGGTACATCGAAGACCTCAGTAAATATGAGTGTCAAGTGGGATGGAGCTCCTGCCATATTTGCAGGAGTAGATCCTTCAGATGGTCAGTTCTTTGTCGCAAAGAAATCGGTTTTCAACAAAGACCCGATTCTTTACAAGAAAGAATCTGACATAGACTTAGGGGGTTATCTTGGAGATATGTTCAAGGTAGCTCTTTCAGAGTTTTCTAAGTTAGGTATCAAGAATGTAATTCAAGGAGATCTTTTATATTTGAAATCCACATTGGGTTCGGAGGTTCCAGATCACATTACCTTTCAGCCCAATACGATAATGTATGCAGTGCCTAAGGATTCGGAGATAGGTCGTAAAATCTTAAAATCCAAGGTCGGAATCGTGTGGCACACAACATATAAGGGTGAAACACTGGAGGGTATGACAGCCTCATTTGGAATGGATCAACCACTTAAACAAGTTCCTTCAGTGTGGCATACGAATGCTGAGTACAAGGATTTGTCAGGTACAGTAAAGTTCACAGGTGCAGAAACAGCTGCTGTGACGAAACATCTGTCTGAAGCAGGAAAAGTGTTTAGGCAGATCAACTCAAAGAAGATCAGAGATTTTGCAACTTTGCAGGAGACTTTACCTACTTCTGCACAATGGAAGACCTACGATAATTCTTTGATAAGACAGGGTAAGACAATTACAAACCCTAGAATGCACATCTCAAATTATTTCAAGTTTGTACATGAGGCATTCGTAAAAATTACAGCTACGAAGAAGACGGAAAAATCCAAGCAACAGTGGAACCAGAGGAAAGAGGCCTTCTTCAAGGAACTGCGGAGGCATACTTCAAACATGGTTGCAGTTTCAACTTTTATGATGCATATAGTTGATGCAAAGATGAAGATAGTAAGTAAGTTAAACAGTATAAAACAGTTAGGAATGAGTACATTCATCAAAACTAAAGACGGATTCAAAGTTACATCGCCCGAAGGGTATGTTGTCGCAGACAGTTCCCAGAGGGCTGTCAAACTAGTTGATAGACTAGAGTTTTCATTCAATAATTTTACAGCCATAAAGAATTGGGACAAATAGGAGCAAAATGAGATATTCAAAAAGTTGGACTGATGTATACAAAGAAGTTCAAGAACAAACAGGTGTCCGCAAAGTAGATTTTGTAGACGGAATTACACCAGAACTCGAAGAGAAAAAATCTGATTATGAAGATCAGATTAAAGCTTTCTTGGCCAAGGGTGGGAAAATTCAAAAAGGAAACAAGCCAGATCAGAAAAAGATTGATAAGGTGACAAAAGGTTTTCTCAAGAAATATGGTGCAATGAAAAAGAAAGAAGCTGATCTGGATGCAAAAGACAGAGAAGAGCTTGAGAAAATGATGGGTGAAGAGATGGCACTCGATGAGCATTGTGGTGAGTGTGGTGCAGAAGGTTTACAAGAGGCTGATTATGAACTCTATCATAAGACATTCTCAGCTGCAATGCAACACGCATACGCTCACGCTAAGAAGAGAGGTTTCATAGTAGATCCAGATGAGATCGATAATAAGGTCGCAACTGGACCAAGGAAACCATCGTCTGGAAAGACAAACAAATACATTCTTGGAACCAATAAGAAACAGAAACTTCATGTTCAGGTTGCTAATCTAGACAACAAACGATATGAACTTAATATGTACATTGAGGGAGTTGAAGAGAGCGCAGCACTACAGATGAAAATGGCTGCCGATGATATTGAAACCTACGCAAAAAAACATGGTGGTATTGACAAAAAAGACATGATGAAAGCTGCTTCCATGTTAAAGAAGGGCGACAAAAAAGGTGCATTGAAGTTTATCAAAAATTTAGATACAGATCCAAGAGATTACCTTCTGAAAACAATGGGTGAAGAAGTTGAACTTGATGAAAAGGCTGATAAGAAAACAAAAGATCGTCTAAAGATGTTTAAGAAACTTAGAGATAAGAAAGCATCTCAAGGATTCCAAAAGACAGATCTTGCAAATGTAGAACAGAAGAAACTTGATCCAGTAGGACAAGCAGATGCAGATATTGACAATGATGGAGATGTTGATTCCTCAGACAAATACTTGAAGAATCGAAGGAAAAAGATTTCTCAGGCTATCAAGAAAGATGAGTCTAAATTGTATTCTCATGTTAAAAAGATGATGAAGCAAGAGTATGCAAATGTCAAGAAAATGAAAAAAGCATACAAAGAAGATCATCTTGATATGTGGTTAAACGATGAGATTGAATTGAACGAGGAAGAAAATCAAAATATTCTTAATCTCATAGAATTCCATGATCAAGGTCAACTTACAGATATTGAACTTGAAGAGGGTATTCTGAAAAAAGTTGGTGGTGCTGTTGCAAGAGGTGCTGGAAGGGCTGCAATGGGAGCAGGTAAACTTGCAGGAAGAGCTGCTAAAGCGGGTGCAAAGGCTGCAGGAAAAGCAGCTGTTGGTGCAGGAAAAGCAGCAGGAAAAGCAGCGTACCAAGGAACAAAAGATGCA